CCACAGTATTAACATCTAATACTAGTCGTTCACTAGAACGAGTTACTTCTGTGTAAGAGATACCTCCATCTACAGATCTTTCCACAAGCAATCTGTCAAAACCCATTTCAATAACATTATCAATGTTAGGATCATGGTGTTGAATTCGAATAACTCGACCACAGCCCTCAGCCTGTAATTTGTCTGGAATTTCTCGTTCTACAATGGTCATTTCTAAACCTCACTGGCTTTCATTCAAACAATAGATGTTCCAAACCTTCCCTTATAGGCTTTTTATTTTCCAAGTTATTTAAAGCCTTTTCTTTTACCTGTTTCCAAACTTCTCTACTTCGCTTTCGATGCTTTATTTTATCAGACGCTCGATCAGCTAACTCCTCTGCTCGATAATCAAAAAATCCATTCTTTACAGTAATAATAACGCCCTCTTGAGCATCCACTCTATTTTTCAATTCATTAACGTCTCGATCATGTTTTCTTATGATATCAGGAATCGGTTTTAAAGGACTCTTTTCAGTTACCTTCATTTGATGTGATTCCGGATGTTGTTCATGTGATTTGATATCTTTATCAGTAGCCAAAGACGTAACATAAGCACCCCATCCCATTACTACAATTCCAACTGTAAGTACGATGGATAGACCTGTTTTCCAACTCATCGAAAATTTACCATCCATATTAATTATGCTTTTTCTAGGTCTTTGGCTTTCAATCATTTTTCATACTCCCAGTTAATTACACTTCTCATGTATTACATCCCATCTGCATTGCTTCATGAGTTTCCTCTTCCGCTGCCTCATCTTCAGGCTCAAATATTACTCCGTAAAAATGATCGGCATTGCTCGAAGATTGTCCGAGGTAAACATCNCCATCGTCGGTTGACCAACTCGTATCTGAGTGAGTACCGTTTCCGGTCGTATGTAATGATGTGACTATCTCACCGTTAGCAGGATCAATGACTAGTTTTAGTAGTTGTCCCCGGCTCCACGTATGATTACCAGTCGTGAGTAGAGTAGACGCTCCGGTAACTACATATCGTCCCGTATTTGCAGACGATCCCTCTTCCATATGTATTTTAATATCTTGTGTGGCATCGTCAAAGTGCAGTATTACATGATCGTTGCCCTCTGTATCGAGCATAGACGAACTAAATGCTGGAATGAGGTAAACAACTATCTTCCCCCGTAGCCCTGCCGAAACATCTCCACTGGCCCAATAAGCATCGTCCGCGTTACGTGTGACATCTGAGGTCCCTGGTGTGGGTATAATGCTTGATGGATAATGCGCCTCTTCTGCTTGGTATTGCCAAGCATATATTCCGTTAGCTGCCGAGGGTGTCCACCATGACTGATACGCACCGGCGGACTCTTGCGGTTGTATCACAAAATACATGGTTGTGAATGCGCCCTGTGAACCTTGGGTTGCATAAGAATAGTACCAACCATCGCCAGCGCTTTCTGTTCCTTCCTCTGTAGCGCCAGACGAATAGTCTATGGAGCCATCAGTCAAATCAACCGATATATCAATAGCGTTTTCGCCTGATTTGCGCATTAAGCCAAAACCAGTATCACCTTCTTTCAGAAATGTACTAAAAGCGTATTCCGTTATTGCAGACCCCAAAAAATGAGATTCGTATATTTTATGACCACCCGTGGCAGTCGTTAAAACCAACTCTTCTGCGGTGCTACCGCTCAATGGATCGTCTGTTTCGCTCGTGTTAGTGTTTACAGTTATAAGGTCTATCGCCCAACTGCCCATTATTTGAGAGTTGTCAACAATATTGGTACGACTGCCCTCTATCTGTATACCAGTACGTGTAGCTCCATCAAACGTCCCTGTAATCGTAGCGAGAACATTAGACCCGAATGAACCGTTGACGCTATTAATGCTTGACCCATACGGACCCAAGTACCGAGTACTCGAATTTGAAAAAGTCAAGTCATCTTTGTCGCCAACAACCGCCATTATCTGATCATCTCCACTGTTGGTTTAGCACTTGCTTCTGATACTCTATCACCATCATTATTACTTCCCACAGTCGGCCAAAGATTTGTTATGGCCGCATCTCCCACAACTAAAGGATTCAACGCAGTGGGTTTTGTAGTCGGCTTTGTTTCAAGTCGTATCTGCTTATTCACTAACTCTATTTGTTTATCCTTGTCCTCTGGATCGGGAGCTTTACAGTCACAGCGATACGTCAACCAATCACTGTTGTTTGTTTCGTAATCTGCCAACGATTGACCTGTATTTTTAGGATCGATAATCTTCCAATTTGCTGGATCAGTAAATACAGCAAATAAACCTTCAGATATATCCTCTTTTTCCTCCCAAAGATAACATAATAAAGGATGCTGCTTTTCAGACGAATTTACTTTCTGGCCGCGAACTGACCACCATTGCTGATCCTCTCTCATATATCCGTGCTTGGGGTCAGCACCCGGTACGACCGGATGCTTTCGACCCTTAGTTATTGTGTACGGCAATCTGAGGATACGACATTCCATNNNTATTCCTGTGTTATGTAAAAAAAGGTATACCACACTTGTGATATACCTTTTTGAACGAGCAGTTGTTTATTGAGCCAATAAACTGATTTATTTTATTGGTTGTTAGGTAACGTAATAGGCAAGTGACATAGCATTCCACAGCAACTCAATTTAGTACACAGAAACGCTCTTCACATACTTTACTAGAGCATTTTCTCCACCCCGTTTGATCTTCATACGTTTCTTTTCCACATCTGGGACAGGGGTAGTTTGAAGGGTTCGCGTCTCTAGTAATGGTAGCATTAACAGTATCTCGCATTCGTACACTATCTTTTTTACTCATGTGACACGTACCTCATATGTGATTGTGAGTAAGTCCGAAGTGGTTTTATTAACTGCTGGGCTTATTAATCCACGTGCAAAACATGAACCACCAGGTGACGTTTGGGGTTGGTTCAGGATTGCAATCTCAGAGATACCACTTGCACTTTTGCTGCCAGCACTAGACGCGTAGGACAGTACCAGTTGTAGTGTACGCCCAGATGCGACAGATTTTGTTCCAACGGTATGTAGTGTACCGGTTACAGGACTGAGTACGTTAGTTTGGTTGCTGACTACCGTTGCACCACTGGTTCCGATACGCATAGCGTCAAAATCGTTCGTTTGTAGTCCACAAGCTCTACGTAATAGTTGTTTCTTACCACTATTAACAACTGTATTGCGAAATACGCGTCGTGCGATAACTTCAGGCCCGTGGTTACCATCTCTGGTAACCTCAACTGTGAAGATTCCGCCGACATCAAGGTCGTCAATTTTCTGTTTGGCTGCTTCCACTTGTAGCCTCCTCAAAAAGTTTTATAATTTCTTGCGCTTCGGAAATCATTTCGTCGTGCGCTTCTATTGGTATTAGGTCTACGACACGTTTTGCCCATTGTAAACCTTCATCAAACTTACCCAACTCTCCGCATATCATTGCCAATCGTTGAGCAGGTAAATAACTGTAGTGGTTTTCATCTATCCACCAAAGCGTAAACGGGTACGCTCCTATCATTGTAGCAGCATATCGATAGTACACATATGCATTTTCTAAATGTTTCTCCTGAAAAGCAATATCTCCGAGCCATAACCAGTGTTCAGATCTAGACCAGTCATCTGCAGTGGCGTTTATCAGAATGTCATATGCATCCTGAATTCTCCCCTGATTACGATACATACAAGCTAAAATAAGTCTGGCCTGGTAACGTTGTGCACCGTTATTACCTGTGGCCAGTAACTGTAAAAATCTGTTTTCACTCCTGGAATCGTCATATCCACGCCACTCTTGCGCAAGATAGAATAAAGAATGCTGACTTTCACGCATTAACCAGTCTTTAAACAGGGATTTTCTGTTTTGGCTACGTCTTTGTACGACACGTTCTTTTGTACGGTCGTGTACGCGATCGTGATATGTAATAACAGAAGGTAAGCTCACATAGTACATCTTCTCTGGGAATTCGAGAGTGTTATGTACTGATCGCGTGAATCGTATTTCAGGAAGATTTCGAAATAACCAAGGAAAACACCACCTCTGTCCCTGGCCACGTCTTACTACCATGGCAACACTGGCTTCTGAAGGTATTACTTGGTGAAGCCGTAATAATATATCTGTACCTTCTTGTAGGTGTTCGTGGCCTTCAGTCATGAATACCCACTCACTTGTGCATTTATCAATACATTGATTTCTACACCATGAGAAATGAACTCCTTCATCTCCCTGATAGTCATCTTCTGGACCTTGTGGGCTCTCAATATCAAATACTAAATCAGCGTATTTTTCTGCGATTTCTTTCGTATTATCTATGGTTCTTGGATCAACACCTATAATCATTTCATCTGCTATTCCTCGAAATGACGCGAGTGTTTTTTCTAGATCAGCAGCTTCATCCCGAACAGGCATGGTAACAGATAGCGTATATGGTTTTTTAGCTAATTCCCCACAAACACCTAACAAATAAGCACCATACACTTCTACCCTTACATGCTCAAAGTACTGCTCGAGTTCTGTTTTGAATGACTTTGCAGTGTATTGAATTGTATGTTGTGGTTCTACATCTGGGCCTAGTCTATCGTTTGGAACACTGAATATGGCGTTTTCTCGGGTGGCCGCGTCAGCTAGTAGTCTGTTTCTGGTTGGTTCTGTTAGGTGTTCAATAGTTTCTGTTGAGACGATAAATTGATCTGCATGCCACGGACTGAAACCATTTAATTCTTTCTCGAAATCGATTTTGTAGGTAACTAACCCATAACTATTTGCAATATCTAAGGCTGTTTCGCTGTGATCCCAGACTACTACACCACACTTCTTTTCCTCCAACATACAGGCGAGTATACCTACACCCCCTCCCCAATCAGACACTGCTGTACCTTCTGGCACCAGGTGAACTATTCTTTCATAAATTGTTTTTAGTGCGTCTTTACGCCAAGTATCAGTACCTTCTGTGCCCCACAGTTGATTCCAAAGTTCGGGAGTGTTTGCCTCTAAAGCTTTGTTCTGCGTTTCTTCTATTGTCACAATATGACCTGATGGTATCGAATTCGATATTCGGTAAGAGATTTTAGTATTTGTTAAAAATGCACGTATATTTTATCTTTAAGATTGTACGATGTGAATGAGTTACTTTCAAGATATCATGCATGTAAGTTAAGTTACTACTTCTAAATACAGTTGTTGTTTCCTGTAAAGTGTTATAATTTTTGTAGTAAGGAGATTGTCACTATGAAAGAGAATGAAAACGTTTCTGGCCTAAGTAAAGCTATTGAGTCTGCAGAGTTACTTATAAACACAGAAATCAACAAAACTATAAGACACGAAGGTAGTAAGTGGTGCATTTACAGCAAGAGTGGGAAAAAGCTTGATTGTAAAGATACTAAGAAAGAAGCACAGGAACGTTTACGTCAGATCGAGCATTTCAGTAAGTCTGCTGATGGTAAATCAGATATTAGAAAAGGTTTACCCGATGAGATTTTAGAAGGTGGAATACACTTACATGGGTTAGAGCGTGAAAATTCACGTTCAAAAACTGATGGTGCACATCAACATATCTTCCTAGAGACCAGATATGTACAGTATGATGAGGATTATCCTCCCGAAAAAGAAGAGCGTATTTTGGCAACTAATGAGGATGGTATACATTTTCATACATTAGAACTTCCTACATCAGATGAGTCTCTCCCAGATGGTGAGCATTCTCATACGGTTTACACATATGAGCTTGATGAGAGTACATGGGATGTAAAAGAAATCGAATTAGAGACTACTGAAGATGGTAGACATTATCATCAATTACAGGTGTCTACTTCTAGTTTTGATGGGTTACATACACATACACTTGATATGCCTGACGGGTCGACACTTACCAGTTTAACTCCTGGCCAGATTTGGGATGTATTGTACATGCGAATGCCGCAGGCCAGTCTTATTCCTTTACCTCCATCATCTTTATTTGCACATCTCTCTCCAGAGCAACGAGCGATATTACATGCATTGTATTTAGTTGATAACCAGGATAATAAAGCCCAGAAAAATCAAGAAGATACAGAAGACTCTGAGGATGTAAAAGAACCAGAACCAAATGATTTTACTTCCGGGTTGATACAAACATTGAAACTTCCGAATCCGGATTTTGTTGTAAAAAGGTTGTTACTTCAGAAGCCTGCTGGAATGTTGTCTAAGAAAAACCACAAGGTTCGTATAGGAAAATCCCAGGCTTTGGTTAATGAGTTGAGTCCTATGGATTTCAAGGATTCGTTTTTGTGGGGTATTGTAAGTCACGGAGAGTCTCAGACGTTTAAGCGTCTGAGTGATATGCCGCAGGAGTTGTTTGATAGTGTTGATTCTTTCCAACGTAGCGAGTTTGCAGATGAAGAAGATGTTTTTTATTTGCCAATTTCTCTTGTAAAAGCGTTTGGCGAGCCAAAGAAGCTAGATACTCCTCCGAAAGGTAGGCGTTTTGCAGGTAAAATAGATCTCCACAAGAGTGTTGTGTCTGTATTGAAATGTAGTAGCTGTGAAACACCTTTTGAAGATATTGGTAAGACGAAAGTACCGTTTTGTCCTCGTTGTCGTGCAACTAATAACACTAAAATAGCTAAATTTATGCGTACTGAGCGTGAAGTGAGAATAATAAAGACGGAAGAGGTCAGTAAAGAAGAGCGTTATGTATTTGGGGTTGTGCTAGTTCCTGATGAAGCTGACGCACAAGGTGATATTTATGACGAACATGAGGTGAGAAAGGCTGCACACAGCTTTATGGAGCTTCATAGCGGTAGTTTAAAGTTAATGCACAAAGGAGAAACGCTTGACGATGCAGCAAAAGTGCTTGAGACTTATGTAACGAAGCAAGAAGAGTCCCATGACAGTGAAACGTACCCGATTGGTACGTGGCTTATGGCTTCAAGGATTATTGATGATGGGCTCTGGAGCGATGTCAAGAGTGGTGAATTTACTGGATATTCAATTGGAGGATCAGCAAATAGAGCGCCACTAGCGTAATACGCAATATTGCTGTAACATAAGTATAACCGTGACTTTTTCGTTATTAGACATCGCGCTTGAAAATGCTCATGAACTTTTGGGTTCTAAGAAAGCAAAGTTTCGCCTCAGTAATATTGATGTAGAAGAGGTGAGCTTTGTAGATAGAGCTGCAAATCAACGCACATTTTTGGTTGTAAAGCGTGATTCTCGTGACCCAGGTGCTGAGAACGTGAGTGTTGATAAGTCTACGGTAGACAAATTATTGCCTTCTTCGTTACGTAGTAGGGCGAAGACGGCTACTAAAAAAAGTGAGGATAAAGACATGTCTAAATTTGTTGAGAGCATTGCCAAATCTTTGGAACAACTAACGGCATTTGCTAAAGCACTGAAAGACAGACAGGATGATGACAAAACAGAAGAACTCTCTGATGAACTTAAGTCGGAATTGTCCTCAATTTCGTCAGAGATAGTCAAACTCTATGTTGAGCATGGAATGGCGAAAGCTTCTGATGCTGTTATTCAAGCTGTTGAAGGTCTGGTTCAGGTTTCTGAAATGTCTTTGCTATTGGCCGAAGATATTGCGGTATCTGGGGAGATTAGTGAAGAGACTAATACTCAGATGTCCAAGATTAGTACTCTTATCGGTTCAATAACGAAGGCTGAAGAGTCGGAAGAAGCAGATTCTGCAAGTGCTGAGGGAGATGCAGACAGCGATTCAGAGGAAGAGTCCAATGAGGATACTTCCACTGAAGACGAGACGACAGACGAGTCAGAAGGCTCCGGTGATGAAACTGGTGATGAATCGTCTGAAGAGTCTGGCGAGTCGGATGAGACTGCCAAGAATGATGATCCGTCTGAGTTGGACAAGCTGGTTGCTTGTGTAGGGCAGTTGGCTGCTACTGTAACTAACCTTGTCACGTTGGAGACTACCAAAGCTGCTGAAGCTAAAAAGTCTGAGACTGAGGAGACCGAGGAGTCTGAAGATGATGAAACTTCAAGTCTGAAGAAACAGGTCGAGGATTTGAAGATTGAGAAGGCGGCTCTAAAGACCAAGCTGAAGAAGGCTACTGAGGAACCACCTGAGAGAGGTTCTTCGAGTCGAGGTATTAAGGGCGAAGGGAAGAAGACAATTACTCTCTTCCCCGAAGATTACAATGCTGAACCAGTTTATGACCCCGGCGCTGCCGCGTCGTAGGTTAGAGGTCAGGTTATACTGACAAAAGAAACGAGGAGAATACTATGACAACTGAAAATAGGACTCTGATCCAGAAAGCCGACCTCGCGCTTAGTGACCTGCAAAGCGACGGTGGCTATCTAGAGAATGAGCAAACCGATCGGTTTATTCGATTGGCTATTAAGGAAAGTACCCTTTTGGGTATGATCACTGTTACGACAATGAAGAATCCTGTAGCTGAGAAGAGTAAAATCCGATTTTCCGGGCGTGTGCTTAAGCCAGGTTCTAGTGGTACGGCACTTCTTTTGGCACAACGTTCCAAGCCAGATCTCAGCAAATACACACTGACTTCTCAGTTGTTTAAAGCAGAGACGCGGCTTGACGATGAGACGATGGAAGATCAGATCGAACGTGGCGAGTTTGCGAATACTGTGATGGATTCGTTGGCTGCAGCGGTCGCACGTGATGTGGAATGGGTTGCGATTCAAGGTGATACCGCATCTTCAGACGCAACATTGGCTGTTCTTGATGGTTTTGTGAAACAGGCAACCACAAACCAGGTGAACGCTTCGTCTGCTAATCTGACAAGAGGAATTCTCAGTGACATGTTGAAGGCTCTGCCTACTGAGTTTGCTAAGATTCCACAACTCAAGTACTACACTTGTGCAGATGCGCAGACTGATTACATCGACTCTCTGGGTGACAGGGCTACACAGCTTGGTGATAGTTCTGTTATGCGTGACGGTATTCCTTATTACAGAGGAATGCCTGTCGTGGCTATTCCAGAGTGGACAGACACTGGCTCTGCAACGGGTGTATTGTTGACAGATCCTAAAAATATGGTCGTTGGTTTCCAACGTAAAATCCGATTCGAACGTGACAGGGATGTTCCTGCCGGTGTGAATATTATTGTTGCCACTTTACGTTTCGATGCCAAATTCCAAGAAGAGACGGCTGTTTCAGAAGCAACAGCTGTTGCTACTACCTAATAGCGCATTAGATTGAGCTATAGGAAGGAGAACAGATAATGGCGACTGCAATTACATCTATGGGAAATCAACCTAGTGCGCCGGTACGTATCATCACCGGCACTGTTGACTTCACAGCGATCACTAGTTATGCGACTGGCGGGCATGCGGATACTGCGCT